ATGATAGAAGTAGTGATCATAGGACATAATGAGGCAAGGTATGCGGAAGCCATGAGGGCTGGAATACCGCAGGAGTGGAAGGTGACGTACATAGCTGACAGATGCACCAGGGACGAATTAGGATGGATTCGGTGCTTCTTCCCGGATGCTATGGACACGAGCTTTATGAAACTCACGGGCAGGCAGACATCCTTCTGCCGCAACCTCGGTCTTTCGAAATGCGATCCATCATCGGACGTGTTGTTTCTTGATGGTGACAGGCATCCAGTAAAAGGTAGTCTGATAGATGTGTACGAGAACATTAGAACGGATGCCGTCTGTCTTCCTATTGAGGAGGATTTTAGGACGGTTGAGAACTTTGAGATGAATTATGGAAGAGTTTTCAATGGTTTCTTTTCATGCGGTCTGTTCATGCGCAGGTCGGCGATAGAGAAGGTGCAAGAGTTCCAGGAAGGTCAGCTGTTCAGGGAGGACATGCAGGATGTTTGGGGAATAGAGGATACTACGCTTGGCGATGTATGCTACAGTCTCGGGCTAACTGCTGAACTTACTGATAAGGTGGTTCTGAGAGGGGCATTTGAACGAAACTATGTTGACGGCCTTGACGTGGTGGAGCGGAGGCTAGCGTTCAGGAACTCGCTCCCTAATGTGAGGTGGGACTGACGGGGAATTATCAACCATTAATTATACAGATATATGCAGATAGCAATGATACTGGCGGAGAGGATCCGCCTCGCGGAGAAACTCCCGCAGTACGGAACACTGCAGAGAATGAAACAGGTGAAGCGAATCAGACAGGCACTTGTCGGGTTCACGGATGCCCAGAAGACGCAGTACATCATAGTAGCCGTCGGCAACACGTTCGTGACAGGCAACCCGACCACACGAATAATGGTCACGCTCGATGATGACATGCTGTCAACCTTTGTGTCCATCATAACGGAATGGTCGGCCGCAGGCACGATAGAGGAATCAGATGCCGATATTTGCGACACGATCATCAACTCGATAACACCGGAGCCGACCGAGTAAGGCACAGCAGGGCGAAGAAGGAGAGGGTGGAGAGTGACGAACATGAAGAACGGAAGGCTATAGCCCCCCGTTCCTCTCTTCACGATAGCGTGCAAGTTCGGCCCGCACCAGTTCCCTGATGCGCTCCTTCACGCCGGTCGGCACCGAGAAGGTGATGGAAGCCTTCGGCTCGTCATCCATTCTCTTTCGCCCCGATCCGGCACGCTTTCCTCCCCATGCGGGTGATTTCTCTTTTCCTGGCATAATAAAAAAAATTTGCTATATTTGCACCGACAGCCCAAATCGGAGGGGATTGCTCCCCTCTTCTTTGCTACGGTTTGATAACTATCTTTTTGATTTTTATCTTACCGTCTTCGATTACAATTACGATTTCGGTACTCATAATGTAAAAGATTTGGGCTGTTTTTTCCTACTCTTCAGGGTTTCGGTTTCCCTTTGTAATCTCTCTCTCTTTGATTACATAACAAATATAGCACTTTTATTTTGATTTTACAAGTTTTCTTTCAAGTTTTTGGAGAGAAATCGACACCTTTTTTAACTGATTTTCACTATATTGCAATAAAAACATCATGAGCGTAGAAAGCAAGATAAAAGACACCATCAGAGACATCGCCAGGCAGGGCAGGGGAGCCGACACGTGCTTCCACACGGCTGTGGTGAGGTCCGTGGCGGAGAACGGGGAGACCTGCTCGGTGGAGGCTTACGGCGCGACATGGACGGATGTGAGGCTCACGGCAGTGGCCGATGGCGGGTGCGACGTGAAGGTTTTCCCAAAAGTCGGCTCGCCAGTGCTGGTGGCTGACCTGAGCAACGGGTCGATGTCCGACCTCGCCGTGATCATGTACAGTCGCTTCGACCGCATCGAGCTGGGAACGGCGGAGCACACAGCCGCCAATGCCGACGTGCTGCGCAGGGAGCTGGACAAGCTGACACGCAGGGTGGACACCATCATCAGGGCGATAGAGAACGCCGTACCAACGCCGCAGGACGGAGGAGCCGGGCTGAAATCGACGATGGTGGCGGTATTGCAGACGATAACGGGGAAGGAGGACTTCTCCGGAATAGAGGACTCTAAAATTAAGCACGGATGAAAAAGAAGAGATACGGAATACAGATAGACGATACGGGCGACCTCGCAGTGGGAACGTCCATCGAGACCGGCGACACGCTCGCACAGAACGAGTACATACTCATGCTGGCGCAGCCTGGCGAACTGAAGGAGAACCCTCTCGTCGGGGCGGGCATGGCCGACATGGTTGGCAGTGCCGGAACGGCAGACATCAAGAGGAGGGTGCGTGACGCGTTCAAGGCGGACGGGCTCCTGATAAAGGAGTTCGAAATGGGCAGGAACGGCGCCATCGTCCGACTGGAGGCGGACTACAGATGACCCCGGAGGAGTTTGCGAGGAGACTGAAGGCAGGTCGGAAGGAACTGCGGGAGCTGGTACGCCATAAAGGCCCGCGCATCGTCGGCGTGCGTGCGGTCAGCTTCTACAAGGAAGGATACAGGCGTGGCGGCTACATAGACGGAGGATTCCATCCGTGGCCGCTGACGCAGAGACAGAGGAGCGGAGGAAGGAAGGCTTCGGACAGATACGGGGCTCTTCTTTCGGGAAGAAACAGAATGTTCAGTGCCACGAATTACAGAACGGGCAACGCCTCCGTAACCATCTACAATGACACTCCGTATGCGTCCGTACACAACGAGGGAGGGGAGACCCATCCGACCGTCACTCCGCAGATGCGCAAATACTTCTGGGCGATGTATTACGAGAGGGGCGGAGAAGGATCCCAGGAGGCGGAGCGATACAAGTGGCTTGCACTGACCAAAAAGAAGAAGCTGAGGGTGAAGATACCGCAGAGAAAGTTCATCTACCGCTCTAAGGAGGTTGGCGAACTGATCAGGAACACGCTCAAGGCAGAAATGAAAAAGATACTGACTAAATAACGATATAGCATGGAACATTTACTCACTTCAATCATAGGGAGGCTGGAGAGCGTCGGCGGGAGCCTCGGTCTCAGCTACATCGACGAGGAGTACGGGCAGGTGGAGTTTCTCGACTACGAGGACAGGGACACATATCCTGTCACTTTCCCCTGTGTCCTGGTTGACTGCCAGGGCGAGCAATGGGCACAGGCGGGAGACGGTATGCAGAGGGGCGTGGCGACGGTGAATGTCAACGTCTATATAGACTGCTACGACGACACGCACGCCTTCATAGCCCCTCCGGAGACAGTGGAGGAAGAGGAAATTGGCGAAGAGACTGCAACCATTTCCGCCACGGCGGGCAAGGCCGACTGCCGAATGGCTCTAGTAAGGTCCGTGACCGAGTATCTGCAGGGCTGGAGTCCGCTCGAGGAGGGCAGAACCCTCACGAGGGTGAGCACAAGCACATCGACGCTCAACCATCACATCAAGCTCTACCAGATAGCCTTCACAGTTCCCGTGTATGAATCGTTCGCTCCCGCAAGACGTTCGCACACGCCGCAGGGAATGAAACTGAATGTCAAACTGAAAACAAACACGACATGGGCGCAAAAATAACACCGGCGCAGGCGAGACGGAAGGACTACGCAAAGATACTCTACGTCCAGGGATTTCAGAGCGCCACGGAGATCGGCGAGAAACTATGGACAAAAGAGGGGCAGAGCGACGAGGCGAGGGCGAGAGCCATACACGCAGGAGAGGTGGTCGTCCGCAAATGGATCAAGGAGGGGGCGTGGGACGAGCTGCGCACGTCGCTCTCCATCACGAGAGACGCCAACCTGAAGAACCTCTACCAGCAGATCTCGACAATCACCAACAACATAGCGAAGAGGGAGCCCGACGAGCGAGTGGCGACGAAGGAGGAGGCCGAGATGCTCTCCAAGCTGGCGGACATCATCTCCAAGCTGGAGGCAGAGATAGGCATCAGCGAAATCGTCAACACCGGGATGCAGTTCATTGACTGGATAAGGAGCCACGACATAGGAGCCGCCAAGGAGGTCTGCACCTACTGGGACGAGTTCCTGAAATTCAAGATGTGCGGATGATCGGTGCACTGATTGGTGCACTATCGAGGCATTGAAACCAAATGAAGAAGAAGCATGAAGCAGAATGACAGATACGCACTGAAGGAATGGGAGTCCTACAAGAAGACGCTGATGATGGATGTCGGCGTGGACATGCGCATGACGCCGACGGAGCGACGACTGCTGCGTAAGAAGCTGGAAGCCGACCCCGTGGCATGGATGCAGTATTTCTTCCCCAACTATGCCAAATACCCGTTTGCCAAGTTTCACATAGATTTCATCCACCGCATCCTGGACAATCCGGAATGCTTTGAGGTGATCAGCTGGAGCCGTGAGCTGGCCAAGTCCACCGTGACGATGATGCTGGCTCTCTATCTCACATTGACGGGCAGGAAGAAGAACGTGATATGCACCAGTGCAACGGAGAAGGGAGCCATCAAGCTGATAACCCCCTATCGTGAGCAGCTGGAGTTCAATTCGGCCATCCGCCTTCTTTACGGCAAGCAGCCAGTGCTCGGTCAGTGGAAGGACAACGACTTCACAGCCGTATGCGGTGCGTCGTTCATGGCCATAGGAGCCGGCAACTCGCCGAGAGGCACAAGAAACGGAGCAGCACGCCCCGACTTGATCATTGTCGATGACTTCGACACAGACGAGGACTGCCGTAATCCGGAGACGCTGAACAACAAGTGGGAGTGGTGGCAGCGTGCGTTGTATCCGACGCGTTCCATCAGCGAGCCGACTACGATCATCTTCTGCGGCAACATCATAGCCCAGGACTGCTGTGTGAAGAGAGCTGGTGAGATGGCGGATCACTGGGACATAGTTAATATAAGAGACGCTTCAGGGCGGAGCACATGGCCTGACAAGAACACGGAGGAGCACATCGAGAGAGTACGCCGTTCGATAAGCGCTGCCGCTTTTCAGGCGGAGTACTACAACAACCCGGTGAGCGAGGGACGGATATTCAGGCAGCTGCAGTATGCGGAGGTGCCTCCTCTCAATTCATTCAAGTACCTGGTCTGCTACGGTGACCCGTCCTATTCGAACAACAAGCGGAGCGAGTCGTCCATGAAGGCGCTCGTCCTGCTGGGTAAGCTGAACGGCACCGTTTATGTCATCAGGGCGTTTCTAGCGCACTGCACAAATGCCGAATACATAGAAGAATACTTCAAGATGAGGGACTACGTGAGCGGGCTGGCCAACACATACTATTATATGGAGAACAACAAACTGCAGGATCCGTTCTTTTCTCAGGTTTTCATGCCTCTGCTTCGGGAGGCTGTCCGAAAGAGGGGAAACCTTAACATCAGGGGCGATGAATCGAAGAAGACGGACAAGGCAACCAGGATAGAGGCCACGCTTGAACCCATGGACAGGGAGGGAAGGCTTATCTTCAATCAGGCGGAGAAGAACAGCCCCTACATGCAGGAGCTGGTGAATCAGTTTGCCCTCTTCGACATGAGTCTCCCGTATTGTTCTGATGGTCCTGATGCGGTGGAGGGCGGGGTAGCCATCATGGAGAGGAAGGACAGGGAATTGTCGCCTATTCTGACCACCTCGCTGAGTCAGCTGAGGCGTTCAAACAGGGTCGGATGGTAG